CCTTTCGAGGTAATTTGGGTTGACACTCTCAAGGATGAACGACGAACGGAGGAGAAGGTGAAGGCAGGCAAGACTCGGGTCATTTCTAATGGCCCCATGCATTTTAATATCGCATTTAGGATGTTTTTCATGACTGCCCTCATCAACTTGAGGATTGGCCGTCTATTCAATGGGATCGCAGTAGGCATGAACGTTTGGAGTAGGGAATGGGATTTCCTAGCCAAATATTTATTGTCAAACTCTCCCCTTGTATTGGACGGCGACTTTCGACTTTTCGATGGTTCACTGATAGACAAGATTATGTGGAAGATTTTCGAGATCTTGGACGCACAGTACAACGACGGAAATACTACGATTCGCAGGAATTTGTGGTACCATGTTGTTTATGCTGTGCGATTGTGTAGAAATCGAGTCTATCAGTGCACCCATTCATTACCAAGCGGTTTCGTGGCGACGGCAGAGGTTAATAGCCTCTATGTTAACATCATCTTTAGGTGTGCTTATCTGTTGCTAGCACGTCTTTACGGATATGCTGGTGACAGTATGGCATCGTTTAATCAGAAAGTGAAGTTGGTGGCCTACGGAGACGACAATGTTTACTCCGTGAGCCCCGACATCATTGACTGGTTTAACATGAACACCATAACTGAAGTCATGAAACAATTTGGAATGGATTACACCCCCGCCGACAAGAGTGATGATTCCCGACCGTACAAAACGATAACCGAAGTCTCTTTTTTGAAAAGATACTTCAGGCGAGTTGACACTGTGGACGGCAAATCGCCCGTCTATATGTGCCCAGCAGACCTGGAGAGTCGCTTGGAAATGCTCAATTGGACTAAAGCCAAAGGAGTTGATTCAGGCCCAGAAGAGGCTTTGGTTATCAACGATGTACTAAAGGAATTGTCGATGCACGGATGTACCATCTACAATGAATACGCGCCCCAGATCCTGACATGCGCGATAGAAGCAGGGATCACTGGTATTAGGGACGAAGGCCCAACCTATTACCACAAAAAGATCATCATGGGCAATGGACTACCTCGGCAATGTGAACTTACAAGACCCATACAAAAACCCAACGTAACTAAAGGTCTACGTACTGCTATTGCTGAAAGAGGCGGGAGTATTTACTCTTATACCCTAGGATCGCCTGTGGCAGACCCACATTATCCAAGGGACCGTTGGTGCGAGATGATGCCTAAGCTAGCACATCTCAAAGAACCAGCTTACCGAACAACAACAAAATTTTAATGCAGACCCCGACATTACCCTTACGACCTCAGCGATCACAACGGACACGATTACTTTGAGAGATGATGGCTCGACCGCAGTGGACAGATATGTAACGAAAGAAGCAGATCTACCATCCATTATGTACGATTCCATCACAGAGACGGCCGACCATTCGATTCAGAACTTTCTGAGTCGTATGGTCATTGTTAGCCAGGGGACTTGGTCTTCTACCCAGTCCTATGGCGAAACTCTTGCAAATTTAACATTCCCTTCAGCTCTTTTTAAAACAGGTACTACTAACTATAATCAAAATGTAAATAAATTAGATGGTTTTGCTGCTATGAAAGCTAAAGTCAAAGTGCGAATTGAGGTCAACTCCCAGCCCTTCCAGGCCGGCGCGCTGTTGTTGCATTATCTTCCGTACTCGGAATATATGCAATCACACGCCAAGTGGTATACCAACACCACTACCGACCTAGTTGCGGCCTCGGGATGTCCCCATGTCGTCATGAATTTGGCCAACACTACCAGCATGTCATTTACTACCCCTTACATTTCACCATATTTGTTTTTCAACTTACCCCAAGGACAGGGATCTTTTGGAAATGTCGTTATTTCCGTGTTGTCACCCCTGTCTTCACAA